ACGGTATGTATAAGATACAGATAGGTAAGTGTAACATACAAGTCTATCCGTCAAACAACATTGATGCCGTCAGAGGTATTCCTAGAGTGTCATGTGTATTTGGAGATGAGGCAGCGTTCTTCACCGGACTTAAAGATGATAAACCAATTAGAACTGTAGGAGAGAGATACAGGGGTAAATCAGATAGTTATGTTATCTGGGTTAGTACGGCAGGTGACTTTGCGCAGGGTTTCTTCTATGAGATCTTACAAGAGCCAGATGCAGTATGCCAATACAAACGATTTGAGATGTATGAAGACCGTGGATTGGAGAAAGACATAGTAACAGGTACCTCTATCTTCTCAGATGATTACATTGAAGAAGCACGTAAACTACCATCCTTTCAACAAGAGTTTCAGGGCATATGGGGAGCAAACGTAGGTGACATATATTCTACAGAGGCACTTGATGCTGTTACAGACATGGATTATGAAATAGAGTATGAGTTAGGTGATAAGAATCGTTTAGGTTTTTGTGATCCTGGTTTTGGTACATCTCAGTTTGGTATATGTATAACTGAGATGAGAGACAACATACCTTACGTTATTTACTCTAAATCATATGCTAGACAATCTGCTACGGCAATGATCACCGAATTAGGTAGGTTATCTGACCTCTTTACTGTACGCAAGTGGGGATGTGATAAAGCCAACCCTGAAATCATTAAAGATATGCGAGAGACTCTACATCTAAACGTTACAGGTATCTCAAACAAGGAGTCAGGACGTAAGATGACGGTACAAGCATCAGTAAAGGTATCAAAACTCAAAGTTAGAATTCATCCTAAATTTATTAATCTAAAGAAACAACTAATGACTATAGTGTTTGGTAAGAACGGACAACCTGCTAAATCACGTGACAACCCGTTTGATGAGGGTGATGCATTTCAAGGAAATCTATATCTAAGGTTTAGTGGCTCTGGACATTTATCGATTCAGTATGACACAGAATAGAAATATAACAACCTACATTAACTCTTAACAGTTCAGTACCATTCTTAACTAAATGTGCTACCTGTTCGTTTGCTAGTAACTCATAGGTTAAAGATTGATTATCCAAGTGCATTGGTACTCTGCACACTTCATAGATTCCATATTTTTCGTAATGATCTAAAGTACGAGAAGGAGATACATATTTAAATTGAAATTTCTTAGATTTAGTATTCCATTCCATATCCATCCCGCTTTGAGGTGTATGTTTTGCTAACATGTTTTTTTTAAACACACAGTAGTATATTAACACCTACTTCTTGAAACGAGTATCAACGCCTATGTTAGATTCCCGGGCATCGGCTAACATGGCGGCACACGATAATACATGATCTAAATGGTTCAGTCCAGATTCCTCATCACATTCCTCTCCACCTATCCATGCATATAGATGTCTCATTAGAGCGTCATAGTATCTATTCCAGTCTAAACCCTTACCCTGTTTGTAGTTAAAGGAATCATACTTCAAGGCACCATAAGTCATGGCTCTAGCCATTGCGAATATCGCATTAGGCGGGCACAAGCCCATCTTAGGTTTACCATCGTCGTATTTGATTGATTCCATACTTCCTTTATTGTATAGTAGTATTTAAGTGTGTATGCTTATACTTAGTCTGGACCAAGAAGAGTGGGTTAAAGGTAATTTTACTGCTACTACAGGTAATGGTATATCATTTACCGTATATACAGAACCTAAAATGGTCAATGTGAAGAATTTATCAGGATATACATTAAAGATTTACTGTTATGATCAAGATGGTGATCAAGCATACTCATATGACTGTGATGTTGTTACAGCATCTAGTGGTACAGGTGAATTCCTACCAGAAGACGGTGAATTCAATACAAAGTTCATAGGAGAGGTAGAAGTACGTTTAATCAAGTCTGTAGAGGAATTAACTGCTCGCGGAGTCAATGGTTCTGCTAGATTAAGAATCAGATAGTTAGATACTTCTTGTATTCATACAAATCATAGTAAATAACGTATTGTTTGATAAAATCGAGTTTAATCCAATTAAAGCAGAAGGAAACGCCTTTGTAGTAGAAGAAGGCATTAAAAGTGAAGTTAATTTCAATGAATGGGCAGAGGGTAGTAAGCCTGAGGTATCATTTGCCAAGATTTTCTACCTAAATGATCACGATTCTAGACTATATTTAGCATCAGACACCTATACTCAACTGATTCTAGGTAGTGGGATGGTTATTTCAGGTAAAAATCAGAAAGCCGTGACAGCCTTGGAAAAGTGGATTGCTGACAATTATATTGAAGAAAAGGTCGAAGATGGGTGTCATTCTTATGTTATAGTAGGTAATTTATGTTATGAATTAATTAAGAAAGGAAAGAAGGTAGTTGATATAGATGAGATCGACATAACCACCATGATAGGAGCACAAAGAGACAAATCAGGTCAAGTTATATCATATACACAACATGTTAACGATAAAGATATAGTTATAGAAGCAAAGGATGTAGCACATTTACGTTTAACTAGTAGAAGACAAGAGATGTGGGGTAGAGCCTTAGCACAATCCATTGTAACTCCAAAACAGGTCAATGGTAAGCAAATAGAGTCCTCAGTAGAAGAGATGTGGTCCATAGAGGATTCCATGGTCAAGATATTCAAGTCTTATGCCTCTCCTATGATGATGATTCAGTTTGAAGATGTTGGTGAGGATTTCATTGAGGATAAACAACAAGAGTTCAAGAAGATGGGTGCTGGAGCCAAGATCATTACAGATAAGGCCTTCAAGGCAGAGGTATTCGAAGTTAACCCGGCTTCCAAGTTCGACAAGTACATTGAACACATGGAGAAGGACGTTATAGAGGCAGGTACTCAATTCGCATCTCAGATCTTAACCGCAGGGTTCACCGCAAGAGCATCTTCCGAGTCTGCCAGTGATATTATTAAATTAAAGATTAAGAGAATTCAACGTAGGTTCGGATTAGGTCTAAAGAAGCAGGTATTTGATTTAGTTCTAGAAGGCATGGGTTTCAATCCTAAAATTGTAGATATTAAAGTAGATTTCCAGTTCGATTCAGAATCCGTTCTCTCAATTCAAGATGTTACCGCATTATTCGAGAAAGGAACTATCAAGAGATCAGAAGTAAGAGCATACCTAGCAGAGAACACAGATGTCAAGATTGATATGGCTGATATGGAAGATACCCTCCCTATTACATCAGTAACACCTACAGATCAGATGGGTGGACAAAATAAAGAACCTGAAATACCTGAACCTCCTAAACCAACTGAATCAGTAGTGTTGAATACTTCTTACAATGAAGAAAAGAACAAGGTACTACAGGAGATATTGAATGATGTTAAAATGACTAAAAAAGAGATACGATTAAAGTTACAAGAACAAATAGATACAAAAGAACATCACGAATCTATAAAGGTTAATGAAGAATCTGAATTAAGAGTTAAGAAAATGCAAATACTAGACAAATTAAATGATACAATGAGGGACGGTAATAATGATTAGATTTTACAAAGAGGGTGTAGAGATAGACTTAGTTAATCTAGGTACCACTGAACTCGGAACCACTAACAGACTTGAATTGGTAATGAAGAATGATTTTACAGACAAGGTAGAACTATTAGATGCCACTGTAGAAGATACCGGTTTAAAGATTATAGAATTCACTAGTAAACTAGGTGTAAAAGAAGAGGGTAAAATAGTGTTAGAATTCTCCCCAAGTAAAAACCGTACTGAATCTCTTAAAGACTCTAAGATTAAATTCAGGGTGGTTATTGGGTAATGGTAATCAAACACAGTACAGTAGCAACCGCAGTAGATGAAGTAGGTGCAGAAATTAACAAAGCAGAATGGAATGACGATCACGTTATAGATGATTCTACTCTAAGCATAGCAAAGACCTCAGGATTACAAACTGCATTAGATGCTAAACAGGCAACCATAACTGATGATGATCTAACTATCGCAAGAACTAGTGGATTACAAACTGCTATAGATGCCAAACAGGCAACCATAACAAACGGATCTCTTACTATCGCAAGAACTAATGGATTACAAACTGCTATAGATGCTAAACAGGCAACCATAACGGATGGTGATTTAACTATCGCAAGAACTAGTGGATTACAAACTGCTATAGATAATGCAGGTGGTGGCGCACACACTACACAAGACTGGACTGTTCAATCTAGTTCGCCGTCTGATCCAAGTTCAGGTACAGGTGTAATGTATGTAAAAACTATAGATACTAATAATCAAGGTCTTTTTATTAAGATGAAGAAGAACGGATCTATTGTAGAA